GTTTGATAATGATGGACACACATCTACTGCTGAAGCTTTAAGACGTTCTGTCAATGACTTAAAGAAGCTACTACAGAATAAAGTAGAGATAGACCCACTTGCAGAAATGTTGAGACGCTAGGATAAAGATGTTGCAGCTTCCAGCACGGTACACAGAACCACTCTCTGATAACTTCGTCACTGATGGTGATTTGCTTATTAAATTCGTAGAAGCATTCATGTGTACTCAAGAAAGCGGTAAAGAGACCATCACACTTGACGAATGGCAGAAATGGCTACTACGTCATATGCTGGAACGCTATCCTGATGACTATGAAGAAGAATCAAAGCGTGGAAGGCTAAGATATCGTCAAATTGTAGTATCCATGGGAAGACAGAATGGAAAATCAACCCTCACCCAAGCCTTGTCCTTATATGCATTGTTAATGCATGAAGTAGGACCTACTGTGGTGGGAGTAGCCTCTTCCGTGGACCAAGCTAGAATCGTTTATAATCGTACGCTCTATAGCGTGAATAACAACATCTGGCTCAAGAAGAGATTTGATAAAGCGACAGAACACAGGGGTATGATACTCAAAGATGGTTCTGGTAGCTATATGATTAAAGCAGCCAAGGAGACAGCCCTCCAAGGTATTGCCGTATCCTTTGGAATAGTAGATGAGCTTCACATCCTCCCTAAAGGTCTTTACTCATCCTTGACACTAGGTACTTCCACAAAGAAGGATGGTATGATTGTAGGCATTACCACTGCAGGGGATGATACATCTATTGTCCTGAAGGAGCTTTATGCTAACGGAGAAAGAGCTATCGCAGGTGATACAGACTTTGAGCGATTTGGATTCTTCTGCTGGGAAGCACCTGAAGGTGCTGACTTACTTGACCCTGACGCTATCTATGCTGCTAATCCCGCTGTGGCTGCTGGTCGTATCCCTCTAGATACCGTATTATCAGATGTAAAGTCTATTCCTGAGCTAGAAGCCAGGAGATATCGTCTCAACCAGTTTGTAGATGGTAATAGTATTCCTAACTGGCTACCAGATGAACTATTCACTGCTGCAGCTGGCGAGGGTATTACTGACAAGACCAACCCATTAGTCTTTGCAGTAGATAGAACACAAGGATGGGGCTATGTAACTATTGCAGCAGCTAGAAAGCTACCAGATAGTACATTTGAGACAGAACTGGTTGCTAGCTTTGTTAATCCAACAGAGAACCTGATATTTGATGAACTAGCTAACCTTTATACAAAGTACAGTCCAGCAGGTATTGCTTTGGATGATAGGCAGATGCCAAACGTTGGTAAGAAGCTTAAACTCTCAGGAATACCTACCTATCAGCTATGGACCAAAGAAGTGAGTGCAGCTAGCTCATTTACATATTGGGCATTTGCTGAGGGTATGGTTAAACATAACAATGACCCACTATTAGTAGCACAGACAAAGAACGGTGTATCTAAATATAGTGGTGAAACATGGCTTATCTCTAGAAGAGAGTCTAAAGGTGACTTGGATGCACTAATGTCAACTATCATGGCACTATATGTAGCCTCAATCGTTGATACACCTACCCTTCAGATATTCTAGACGTAGATTCATGGTATAATGAAATGGAGAAATTATGGCAAACTTATTTACAAGACTATTAGGCATTCCTGATAGCAATACTGAGTCAAGGGCAGCAAGCCCTGACATTATGCCTCTACCCAGAACAGATGTTGCTGTTTCTGCTGAGAAGGCACTTTCACTAACTGCAGTGTACAGAGCAACCCAAGTCCTAGCTACCCCTATCTCAAAGATGGACATTAAGTCCTACCGCTGGGTAGATGGTCAGAACGTTGAGATTCTTAACCCTGTTATTGTTAATAAACCAAACGTTTATGAGTCACGTAGGGACTTCCTATTTAAGACTGTATCAAGCCTAGCCCTAACAGGTGAAGCATTCTGGCACAAGTCTTTTGGTAGCAATGGACAGGTTAATAACCTTGAGATTCTAGAATCCAAAGCGGTATCAATCACAAAGGACAACCAAGGAAGACTATCCTATGCAATAGCATTGAAGAATGGTAAGTCTAAGGTAGTCCCAGGTAATGAGATTGAGCACATTAAGTTGTTCTCTCTACCTGGTTACGATAGAGGTCTTGGACCTATCCAGATGTGTAAAGATGACATCAAGGGTATCCTAGACCTACGTGCATATGCATCTACATGGTTCAGCTCTGCTGGTATTCCTACTGGTGTCCTATCTACTAATACAATGCTAACTTCAGAACAAGCAGATGACATTACAGCTCGTTGGCACGAAAAGCAGAACAACAAGCAGATTGCTGTTCTAGGAAATGGCTTCCAGTACAACCCAGTAGCTTTGTCTCCAAAGGATGCATTGTTTACAGAGGTACAGGACCAAGCTGTCCAGACAGTATCTCGCCTATTTGGTATTCCTCCACGCCTGTTGATTACAGGTGTAGCAGGTAACTCTGACACTTACACAAATCTGTCAGAAGAGCAGCAAACCTTCTATCGTCACACGTTGATGGCTTATCTAGATGCAATTGAAGACGCTATGTCTAACTGCCTACCTAGAGGAACCAAGATTAACTTTGATTACGAAGGTTTGTTCAAAGCAGACATCGCCTCAAGATATAACTATTACAAGATAGCTGTTGATGGTGGATGGATGTCTCCAGAAGAAATCCGATTAAAGGAGGGTTTAGATGGATAACCTAGAAACACGTGAAGTGGAGTTTCGTTTTGACGAAGAGTCACGCACAGTATCTGGTATTGCTGTTCCTTATGACCAAGAGACTAGCATTGGAGGAGCATACACTGAATCCTTCAAGCGTGGTTCAATAGCAGAAGACGTTACAGACGTTAAGCTGTTCTATGGACACGAAGAGCCAATTGGTAAGGTAATTGAGGGTAGGGATACAGAGCATGGCTTTGAAATCACTGCTAAGATTAGCGATACTGCTCGTGGAAACGAGGTAAGAACATTGTTGAAAGACGGTGTACTAAACAAATTCTCTGTGGGGTTTGTCCCAGTTAATTCTGAAAGGGATGGCAACACAGTAGTACGTACAGAAGTTTCTCTCAGGGAAGTTTCAGTCGTACCATTTCCAGCTTATGCTGGGGCAACAGTAACAGAGGTCCGTGAGGACAACACAACTAACACAAAGGAGGTTCCTACAATGGAATCAGTAAACGAAAACATCAACATTGATGTAGACGGTGTTAAGGAAGATGTGGCTGAGTTGCGTAGACTCGTAGAAACGGGCTTCGCTACCACCTCCACACCAACCGCAGACACCCGTTCAGCAGGTGAGGTCCTAAAGGCCATCGCTTCTAAGGACGATGAGGCAATTCGTGCATACGAAGGTGCAACAACTAACAACTCAGTTCTTAACCCAGCTTGGGTAGGAGACTTGACTCGTCTAGTTGAACAGGCTGCAACCATGTACAACACATTCTCTAAGGGAGTTCTTCCTGCAGAGGGTCTGTCACTTGAGTACGCTCAGCTAAACTATGACGGTACAAATGTACAGATGCAGCAGAATGAGGGTGATGACCTAGCTTACGGTGACGTAGGAATTGGTATCCGCTCTGCTCCAATTAACACCTTTGGTGGTTACACACAGCTAACCCGTCAGGAGATTGAAAGGTCTTCTGTTGCAGTTCTAGACACAACCCTTCGTGCAATGGCTATGACTGCTGGTAAGAACCTAAATGGTTTTGTCCGTGGTAACTACACCGCTGAGGTTGCACAGCAGACCACTAATGGTAACGTAGTTCAGCTAGGTGGAGCTACAGCTATTGACTGGCTAGACGCTATCGTTGACGGTGCAGTTGCATTTGACAACCTAGGTCTTGCTCTAGAGGCAATCGTTGTATCACCAACAGAGTTCAAGCAGCTTGTTGCTCTTGAGGGAACTGATGGTCGCCCAATGATGTTGGTAACTGGAAACGGTGTCAACAACGTAGGTAACATCAACGTAACCACTCTTGGTGGCTCACTAGCCAGCCTTCCAGTTATCGTAGATGCTGGTCTTGCTGCTGGTAACGCTGCATTTGTTAACACAACTGCTCTACGTACATACGCTTCTGGCCTAGTACGTCTACAGGATGAGAACATCATCAACCTAAGCAAGAGCTTCTCTGTCTACCAGTACGCTGCTGTAGCACACGAGAACGGAAATGCTATCGTTCCTATCGTAGCAGCTTAGTAGGAGATTAACATGAGTGTGTCGGTGATTCAGTTCCAGAACTACGTAGGTACAAAAGAAGAAGGTGCATTTGTTGACC